ACTTTCATTTTTCACAATCATGTTTAAACATAATGTTGGTGCTTTTTCAATTAGTTCCATTAATTATATTTAAAATTATTAAGTATTTAAATTAATATATAATATAAATATAAATATAAAAATGGCATTTACAAGATTTAAATACGATGATTGTAGGACAAAAAAATCATTACAACAAGCAACAGATCCAGGAAGATGGATTTTAAATGTTCCAGGAAATGGAGCAACTCCTTGTTATATGGAAGACCCGCAAATTATTCCACAAAAATGGGGAGCTAATTTAAGAACAAATACAATTAATTTAGAAAGTGATTTAAGAGGTGTGAATAGATACTTAAGTAGAGATTGTTTAGGAAAAGATGAATATCAGAAATACAATGTATCTAATCAAGATATCCAATATCCAACATGTAAACAATTAACAACTGAACAATCCAGAGCAACAAACCCAGTATGGTGGTATAGAGATTTAGAACAAAATAATTTCGAATACCTACCAATAAATCCACAATTAAATGTTTGCATCCCGTTTCAAAACAATTTAAGTTCAAGAATTTTAGAAAAAGACTACTTCACTCCAAAAAGGGATTGTGTTTTAAATGAGACTAAACAAATGTTGCCATCAAGTTACAACCTAATTAGAGGTAGTTATGTAGGTGGACCAAATATATGTGTTCAATCAAATTCATGTCAAACTTATTAACTAAATTCATTTAATTGATATTTAAATTATTATATGTGAATTAAAATATAATACTTTATATATATAAATATGGAAATAGCAGTCCCATTAATAGCATTAGGTGGTATGTATGTAATATCAAATCAAAAAAATGAAGATTGTACTAAAAAAGAAATACGAAAAATAACACAAGAAAATTTTGTGAATATGGGAACTAGAACTAATCTAGCATCAAGAGACAGTGAGAGATTTGGAAATTATTTACCAAATACTAATACTCATCCGCAAAATTTTCCTGTTTCAAATATAAATCAATTAGTTGATACAGTTCAAAATTACCCTAATCCAAATTCTGCAACAGATAAATACTTCAATCAAAATTTATATCAACAAAAAGAAAGACAAGGAGTTGATGTAGGACAAAACCCACAAGATATTTTTTCTCTTACCGGAAACTACTTAAAATCAGAACAGTTTAAACATAATAATATGACACCTTTTAACGGTGGCAAAGTTAAAGGTCGGACTTATGATATGAATATCACAGAATCTGTTTTAGATAATATGATTGGTTCTGGTTCTCAAACTATCAAGAAAATTGAACAAGCACCATTATTTAAACCTGAAGAAAATATGCAGTGGGCTTATGGTATGCCCAATCAATCAGATTTTTATCAATCGCGTGTCAATCCTGGTATAAAAAATAACAATGTTAAACCATTTGATACTGTTATGGTTGGTCCAGGTTTAGACAAAGGCTATGGTATAAACGGTTCAAATGGATACAACTCTGGTATGGAAGCGAGAGATAAATGGTTACCAAAAACTGTTGACGAATTGAGAGTTGATACTAATCCTAAATTAGAATATCAGTTGTTAGGTCATGAAGGTCCTGCTAATTCATTCAATAAATCTGCAGCTACAACTCAAATGTTAGGTCGTGTTGAGAAACAACGACCTGATACTTTTTTTATTAATACTCAAGACCGCTGGTTGACGACCACTGGAGCATCCAAAGGAGAAACATTAAGACCAATTCAAGAAATAGGTATAGTGAGAAGAAATGATATTCCTATCGATTATATGGGACCGGCAGGCGCCATTGATGTAAAAGCTACAATCGCGCCTCAAAACTTTGAACCCTCAAAACGTCATGAAGTATTAGAAGGAAATGTTAATCATGGCACAGCTGTCGGAAAAGGTGACCATACTGATAAGGAAAGTTTTTTAAGAAGCCATACAAATTATGAAAATAATCGTTCAACGGTTAGACAACCTGACACAATGAGAAGCGGATTTAGCGGAGCTATCGGTGCAGTTATTGCTCCTTTAATGGATATTTTAAAACCAACAAGAAAAGATGAAACCATTAACAATGTTAGAGTTTATGGTGAGGGAGCATCTTCTATATCAAAGGGCCCGGTTTATAATCCACTAGATTCTGCACCAACAACTATTAAAGAAACTACCTTACACGCTTTGAATTTCAATATTAATGGCCAAAAAGACGGTATTTATGTCAATAATTATACTAGCCCTGATTTAACACAAAGAGATACAACTAGTAGTGAATATTATACAGCTGCTGGCGGTTATGCTACTGGTTACGGTGACATGAATTATGATGCCGCTTATAGACAGCATAACAATGATATTAAATCACAAACAATTTATAACAGACCTAATCAAGGTGGAACACAAATATTTAATCAACAAATGAATGTTCATTGTAAAGATGATTGTGACAGATTCTCAGGTAGAATGAATCCTGCTTATTCTAATCTGAGTTCACTGCCACCATCTGTTCAAACTTATGGCGCTATTCGTGCTCCACAATATTATAATGAATGTTACGGTTGCGATAGAATTAATCCAGATATATTAACAGCATTTAAAAACAATCCATATACACAATCGCTAACAAGCTCTGTCTAATATTTTATAAATTTTACAGTTTCATTTTTGTAAAATTTATTAGTAAAGTATAATAAGTTATTTGGTACTAATTATGAGTTATGAACAATAATATGAATTTGTTACAAATTACTTAATTAAATAAATTAATACGTTATATTTAAATATAAAAACACTTATTGAAATATAGTAACTTAAATGTCGTTAAATATTCATGAAAATATAAAAGAAAAATTAAATTACTTTCATAAAATACATAAAATACCAAATATTCTTTTTCATGGACCGACTGGAAGCGGTAAAAGAACAATTGTTAATGAATTTATTCATAAAATTTATGATAATGATAGAGAGAAAATTAAAAATTTTGTTATGTATGTAAATTGTTCACAAGGAAAAGGTATCAAATTTATAAGGGATGAACTAAAATTTTTTGCTAAGACGCATATAAATTCGAATGGTGGAAACAATTTTAAAAGTATTATTCTGTTAAATGCTGACAAATTAACAATGGATGCACAATCAGCATTAAGAAGATGTATAGAATTATTCAGTCATAATACTAGATTTTTTATTGTAGCCGAAGATAAATACAGTTTAATGAAACCAATTCTTTCAAGATTTTGTGAAATTTATGTTTCTGAGCCAATTGTAAATGGTAAACTAGTAAATCTTTATAAATACAATTTAAATCAAGTCTTTAATATGAAAGACATAAAAGCACAAAAAATAGATTTACTTAAAAAAGAAATCATTAAATCAACTACAAAAAACATTTCTATTGAAGATTTAATGTTGTTATCTAGAAAACTATATGAAAAAAGTTACAGTTCATTAGATATTTTATTTTTATTGGAAAATCCAAAATTTTTAGAAAAAAGAATTAATGCAGAGAAAAGGTATGAGTTGTTAATTTGTTTTAATCGTATAAGGAGTGAATTTAGAAATGAAAAACTCTTAATGTTGTTTATATTAAATTTTATTTTTTTAAGTTCAGAATTGTCTTTAGAAAATATAAGTTTTATTTAAATGGATGACTTTAACGTAAGCGCGCTTCATGAATCTAAAAATGAATGGGGAGCTAGATTAGTTACTCTGTTAACACCTTTAGTGATCGATGGCTATAAATCTATACTTGATGAATCTATTAAACTCTGTAAAGATAACAATGAAATGGAGAAATACTTAATGACATTTCAAAATTTAATCACTCGAATTCCAAAGTGGAATCAGCAAATAGTTGAGAATGAGAGAAAAAGAATATGTGAAAAATCAGCTTGTAATTATTTAGAAGATTTAGTAACATGTGTTCATATTATTCAACTCAAAGTTTTAACTGCTATGAGAGTAGGCCAGAAACAAAAAAAAATAGATATTAATGTGCCTAAATTAGACGATTTTATTCATAAAGTTTATATCAATGTGGCAAGAAAAGTGTATAAGAATGTGTATTTATTTCAAATAGGAATTGAGCCATTACAAATTCAAAAAAATTATAGAGAAATAGAAATTATTGTTCAAGAATGTATATTAAACACATTGAGGGAAAACATTCCTGTTGAAGCTATATTAAAAGCTTATATGGACGAGTCTGTTGAAGAAGATGTTGTTGAAGAAATTAAAGAAGAAGTAACTCATGAACCTATAATTGCTCCTGTGGAAAAATCTCATCAAGCTGTTGGATTACAAAAAACCAATGTTAGTTTTAATGACATTGACTATGTTAAATCAGACAATGGAGTATCACAAATTACAGCACCAAAAAACATAGATAGATTGGAAGAGATTAGCTTAATGAGAAATGAACAAAGAAAAAAAGAATCAGATGATGACGATAATGAAAAATTAAAAATATCAGACCAATCTTTTAATTTAGATAATTTAGATATTCATAATATTGAAGAGCCTAAATTAGATTTACTTCCTGATTTATTAATAGATGAAATTGAAGTTTTAGAGTAATTTGCGTAAAATAGATAATAAGTTTGTTCTTATTTAAATTAATAATGACAAATATATTTGTAGTAGCCGCTGTTATATCAATTGTATTTTTATTAGCAAAATTTTTTGAGATGAGATATATTGAAAAAGAAAGTAAACCTTTAAAGTTTTTGATAAGAGATACGCTTTTAGTGTATTTTAGTGTAATAATAGCTAATTTTGTAATAGAACAAATAAATCCTGTAATAAAAGGTGGAGGATCACCTAAAATAACTCCTGTTTTTACAGATAACCCAGGCTTTTAAAAAAAAATATAGTTTTAAATATATGAGAAAGATAAAAGGAGGAACGAATGCGTCAAAAACTTTAGCAGTCTCACTGGTTGGAGGAAAAAAACGTAACAAGACACATATACGAAGTAAGAGCAGAAGACATCGCACTTTAAAAAGACACAAAAAAACTAGAAGACACAATAGAAGGAGAACAGGTGGAACTTTACCACCGCCTCCTGGATGGATAATAGGTGCCAATGGTGAATTTGTGCCTGACCCAAATTATAAAAAACCTTCTAGAACTTTACCACCGCCTCCTGGATGGATAATAGGTACCAATGGTGAATTTGTGCCTGACCCAAATTATAAAAAACCTTCTTAATGAAAATAAGTAAACTAATTTAACTTGTTAATAAATATTTCATTCAAATAATTTAATATTTATTATAATTATCGCCCAGTCCAAATTTTAACTATTGCTCTCGGTAAAGTGCCTCGTTTTAAGTCAACCATATATTCATCATAAGTATAACCCCATTTTTGATATTTCATTATAATTATCGCCCAGTCCAAATTTTAACTATTGCTCTCGGTAAAGTGCCTCGTTTTAAGTCAACCATATATTCATCATAAGTATAACCCCATTTTTGATATTTCATTATATTGCCAAATAAAGATTTTGCGTTCAATAATTTTGGAGATTCTGAAAAAAATATTGAGCCAAATATTCTCTCCAAACTACATCTGTCTTTTCTACACGTAACAGCAGTTATTAAATTATTTATTCTGTATTTATTTTCTATATATTCAAGAAACTCTAAATTTATATAACTTTGAACACCAAAACATCCATACCATTTATCAACATTTAATCCTAAAACGTTAATTTCTTTTGAAACTTTAGTTTCTATTGAAATATTATTCTTAAGATTTTTCGAAATTCTTTTTGTGTTTTCAAAGTTTTCTTTATCTGGATTAAAAAACCACAAAGGCAATACTTTTACACCATCCAGTTTTTCAAAAGGAATACGTTTGTGAAAAAATACACTATCGTGTATAATAATGGCATTTTCAAAAAATCTATATTTTAAAAAATAATAATAGGGCAAAAGCTCTCCTCTACCAGGAAATTCAGATTGAATAATTTCTACGTTTTTATAATCAAATTCTGAATTAACATATTTATAATTGCTATTATCATCAATAATTACAATTTTCCTAAAAGGATATAGGCTTCTAATAAGTTTTACACAATGGTTCCAATAATTATTAGTTTTAACTGAATTAACATGTCTAGTTACTATAAAACCAAATTTACTATCCATAATATATGTAAATATTATCTATTATGGATTTACAAAAAATAATTCTAAATGTGTAATGGAATTAAATCTATATTAATAATGTCGTCTGTATTTTTAATCGCTCCACTAAACAAGAAACTATTAAATTCATCACGTTCTAGTTGAGCTTGAGGTGTATGTTTATGAACGCATCTTGCTATCATTTTATATAATTTAAACTCTGGATATCTCTCTAGCCCATTGTTTTTATAAAGCATATTTAAACCTTTATCATCTAAACACCATTCAAAAATTAAACGTTTAACGGGGTCTTTCACCCTACTTAAATCCTTCATGTCTTCAAAATCATCAATGATATAATCAAAAATTGAACATGCTAATCTACATAAATCAAAACTATAATTTGGTTCTAATCTAGGTTTCTTGTCATTAAAATATGGATCTGTATTATATTGGGTTGCGGCATCTCCTCCAGATTGAAAACTGTCGCTGCAGAATGTTTTTCCATCAAATTTAAAAATACTTCTACCAAAGTCTATTATTTTAAATATTCTTCCAAATGTTGGGACTTTATAATATTTCTTTTTATAACAATAATACAAATATTTTTTATCAGTCTCATTATACATTACGTTGTTAGTATGTAAATCATTATGTGTAAAACTAAATACTTTTTGATATGTTATAAGGATCATTATTATTTGCATAAATGCTGAATACCATTCTTCATTTGTTAAAACATTATTTAAAATTAAATTATCGAAAGTGTTTTCGCAGTATTCCATTCCAATTACTTGAACGGGGAATTTTGGTATAAACACATTTATTGTTTCTTCTTCTTCACATTCATAGTCTTCGTCGTCATTATTATCTTCTTGTAAATTATTGCTACCCTCTTCAGAATTTACGTCAATTTGTTGTTCACAATTTTCACAATTATCGTTTAAATTCTCATCATTTGTATGAGATGAACGTGATGAACAAGTTGATTTTGAGTTTAATGTTACATGATAGTCTGATAAATTTGTCATATCAATTAAGTCCAACGACAAATCCTTCAATTGATTTAAATCTATCGCATTACTTTCATCAAAAACATCATCAAATATTTCATTATCAACTGATTTTAACGACTTCAAACTGATATTGTTGCCTATCGTCAATGGTTTTAACTTTTTTTGTTCTTGTTGAAATAAGTGTTCATATTCATCAATCTTAAATAATATATTTTTATTCTTATTGAAAAAATCAGAATTGTTTAAATAATCGATATCATCAAAAACATTTATTTTAAACTCATTTTTAATACCCAAAAAAGATCCATAATATTCAACTCCATGCGTAAATTTATAGGCACTTCTTAATTGGCTTGATAGAAATAAAAATAAGCCATCAACATAAGCTGAATTGTTTAGGTCAATTAATTTGGAATTACAATTCTCTATATTAGAATTTAGTTTAGGTAAATTGAATAAGTTAGGGTTTTGAACATCATATTTACCAATCATGTATTTATACGGGTCTAACAAAGGTGCCATTTTGAAGAATACTTCTTTATCCTTTACTTTATTTGTCTCTATATTCTTGATTCTACACATAAAAAGATTATCATTATCTTCGATATTCCCTTCAGGGCTTATATTTGAAATATACCATTTATTGTTTAGATTAATGCTATTGTAATTGTTCTCATTTAAATTAAAAAATCTTGTGTAAATAGGTATATAGTTTTGTGTTTTAGAGAGAAAAAGTGAATTAGGTTCTTCAAAATTCTTAAAAAGTTCAGTGTTTTTCCTTTTTTGATAATTTATTGTTATCATCTTTAGTCAATTAAAATATAAATTAAATCTTTTTTTAACTTATTATTTTAACAATATCTTTATGATATTTCTAAAAGCTTCTTGAGATTTAATATTTGTTCGTTTAATTTAGGCAAAATATAATAGCGTTTAAATTGTAGATAATTTCTTTTATAAATATTATAGAAATGAGTTTGGAGCTTAAAAAATTTGATATGAAAAGCATCCAATTTAAGGCAACTGAAAACAAAGGTCCAGTTGTAGTTTTAATTGGTAAACGCGACACTGGTAAATCATTCTTGGTAAGAGATTTGTTATATTATCAACAAGAAATACCTATTGGCACAGTTATATCAGGAACAGAAGAAGGCAACGGATTTTATGGTAAAATGGTGCCAAGATTATTTATTCATAATGAATATAATTCAGCTATCATTGAAAATATATTAAAGCGTCAGCGAACAGTATTAAATCAAGTTAAAAAAGAAATGGAGACCTATAAACGTTCAAACATAGACCCTAGAGCATTTGTAATTCTTGATGATTGTTTGTATGACAATACATGGTCTCGTGATAAATTAATGCGATTACTTTTTATGAATGGTAAAAGTTTGCCATAGTCATTTCAAAAAAATGGCTAGTGTATTGTTAATTCAATATGCGACACGTCCAAATTGCGGAAAAATCTTGATTAAGAGCTTTATGTTCTTTGAAGGTTTATACTACTAAACTATTGTAGAAATATAATGGTGGCTTATGCTAATCACATAAGGTACAGTAAAAAGGTATAAAATAGAGACAACCCGCAGCAAGTCATCTAAGTTCATTATGGTAAGAATATGATGATTGTTCAACGACTAAATGCTCGTGGGATTGAGAAGTCTAACCAACTTCTGTGATATCTTAAGATATAGTCTAACCCCATTCGAGAGAATGCTATACCCATTTAAAAAGTATAGGTTTTATGATTTTAGAAAGAAATGTCTAAATGAAAACGGTATTATTGAGACACTGGAAAGTAATGTTAGTTATCACAATGCAATATCCTTTAGGTATTCCTCCAACATTGAGAACCAACATAGATTATGTATTCATTTTGAGAGAAAATTATATTGCAAACAGAAAACGAATATATGACAATTATGCTGGTATGTTTCCAACATTCGAGTCTTTTTGTCAAGTCATGGACCAATGTACTGAAAATTATGAGTGTCTTGTAATTAACAATAATTCTAAATCTAATAAATTACAAGACCAGGTTTTTTGGTATAAAGCTGATAATCACAATGATTTCCGTCTTGGGTCTAAAGAATTCTGGGAATTATCTAAGGGATTACCAGATGAACAACAAGAAGAACAATATGACCCTAACATGACCAAAAAGAGGGGTGCTGGACCGAAAATCAATGTTAAAAAGACTTCTAAGTGGTAAATATAATATATTTAATAATATTAATTATATTATTTAACAATCATCAAATGAAATAGTTGCAGGATATTTTATATAACAATAATCCCTCCAATTTGTATTTATATTATTTAATTCACACCAGTCAAATAAAAATTTACCAGAAGGTGTCTTTACAGGAAATTCTTCCCATAAATTATATTTAAATCTTAACAAAAGATTCATTATTCCCATCTCGTTTGTTCTACATAAAGTATAAGTATTCATTGCTTCTATCAATTGAGTTTTATCACACAATCTCAAAATGTTGGTATCATAAATCCAAATACAATTTAAAAAATAATTTTCATTTAAAATATTCTCTCCAAAATCGGTTTTCACTTTTTCAATAATATCTTGGTTGTCATAACTTAACTGACAATTAAATGTAGTATAACTACCGATTTTTCCATCCTTTGGTGCAAGAATTTTTCCTTTATAATCTAACTCCAATAAATATTTAACATCATCTAAAACTCTTAATCCGGCATCCAAAAATATTACACGATTCCACTTAATAAAATAATCATCAAATACATGTAATTTTTCCCATTGATTTAATTTATTAATTTCTCTCTTATCTGAATTAGAAAATCCATTCAATCCAATTTTATTTAAGAGAAATGTTTTATCAATTGGACTGAATTTTACTTCAATAATATTATAAAAATCCTTAAAATTACTATTCAGTGTAAAATCTATCGTTATAAGAACTATGTCTTTATGCCAATTTCCTTTGCTTCTTAAATCAATAATAGTTCGTTTTGCTTTATTAAAATATTTTAAGTCTGTTACTAAAACAAACGTAGTATCGTTTATTTTTTCTTCCTGCATTTCTTGAGATTGAATATTTATGTTATAATAAAATCTATTAGCTTCTTCAGTCATAGTTCGGTGTATAGTTATGGCATTATTTAGTTCATAATCGTTTTTAGGCGGATCTATTAAAAAATTTTTATTATCAATTTGATTAATAGGATGAGATGTTTTAAGTTCATTAATCCATAAACCAATGCATAGATCATCACACAAGTGTTTATAAGCATTATTAATTCCTATTTTATTTATATAATTATAAATTAATTTATATAATCCATTTGATATAGCATAACCACCGCCACCAGACATATACAAACAAAATTCTTTTTGAATATGATTTAATTCATTACCAATATAATATAATTCATCTTTATTATAAGAAGTCAATAACTGTTTTAATCTATCAGTAAATACAAACGTATCGTCATCAATAAATATATACCAATCATAATCCAAAATATTATTCATATTTTTAATAAAATGAATATATTTCCAAGTAATATTTTGTGAATCATCCATACAATTCCAACCAAAATGTCTTTTTTCAATATTAGGTTTGGACGTCAAATAAAAAATATCATTTTTGTCAACATCACTTAAAAATGTCTCCATTTGATATTTTACACGTGTATCCAAATATTTATCACAAGTAGAAATAATATAACAAATTTTCATATTTGTTATATTATTAAATTTTTAAATACTAATAAATAAAAACTATTTTTTAGCAAAAGGTCCTGATTTTAATTGACTTTGACCATAGTCACTCTTTCCAACGACAATATTTTCACCTTCAAATAATTCCTTACAAATATCAGCAGTTGAAATGTTATCTTGTTCTCCTAACGCAAATTCTTGGGTGCTAGCATTATTTACGCCAATTAAATTACCGTTTTTATCTATAGTTTGAGACAATGTATTACCGCTCTTTTCGGCATTCTTAATATTTTCTTCGATAGCTTTTTGTTTAGTTTCCTTAACTCGTTGTTCAAAAGTAGTCTTAGCATTAGCTTCATTCTTCTGTTTTTCATGCATCAATTGATTCAATTCTTCTTCCATATATTCAACACGACCTGTTTTATAAGCTTCGGGGTCCCAAGGCATCCACAACCCAACAGGACCAACCATAATATCGTGATTTGGGTCAATTTCTCTCAACATCTTACATCTCAATTCGGCTTCTTCTTGAGTTGGATAAACACCTCTGATTTTTAATCCTCTAGTGCTGGTTTGAAAATTATTTTCAATATTAAATTTCTTCTGTAAACCATCTTCATGGTTATCTAAATACGTTTTATAATCATCTGCTAAATTTGATTTAACCAAATTATCCTTTTCCTCTTGAACAAAGTCTTTGAAATCTTTATTTAAATCATCAAACGACACATTGTATTTAAATGCAATAAAATTAATAAATTGTAGAAATTTTTCCATAGACTTATTGAATTCCCAATTCTTTAGGAATTCTTCAAAAAAAAATATTTCCTTTTGCTTTAGGATTTTTTCAGGTGAACAAAAAGACATACAAGCAAATTTTTGTCCAGATATTGGTTTATCTTCTTCTAATAAATCAACGTATTTAGGGTTTTCTTTACCATTAACTTGTTTTCTCTCAAAACCTCCTTTCTTGGATTGTTTAGATTTAGTTCGATCCATTTAAATAACTTAATAATTATTTTTTAAGTTTTTTATCGCATAAAATATTTTTCTTAACATTTAATATAATGAACGGTTTAATTAACGTTGGTGAACTTGTTAAGAGAATTATCAAGTATCTTGTTGAAGGTTTAATGGTTGCTATTGCTGCTTATGCTATCCCTAAACGTTCCTTGAATATTGAGGAAATTATATTGATTGCGTTGACAGCTGCCGCTACATTTAGTATTCTTGATACATACATTCCTTCTATGGGCGCTAGTGCCAGAAGTGGCACCGGATTAGGGATTGGATTAAATTTAGCCCGTTTTCCTGGTGGGTTTTAATGAGACCATAAATAGTAACAAAATTAAGTGAAAAAACAAATTTATATCAGCATAAATATTTATTTTACACCTTTGGACATTTAAAACGCCGTTTTTAGCAAATTAAAAAACAAAAGTGTAATGGCGAATTTTACGTTTTACCATACTTATCTTCCTAAAAGGTGTAAAAGTAAATTTACAAGTTTACAAAAGGGTTTTATACCATTGAAGAATAAAAAAATGCACCTTCGCACCAAATCCAAACAAATTATTTTACAACTTTTTTACATTTCAAAAGCCATAAATATATAATTAAACTAATTAAAAATAAAAAGATGTAATATTTTAATAATAATGGAAAATAATAAAACAAATGACGAAGAATCAGTAGATGATATCTTTAATGATGTCATCAGTAGAGATATTGATTTTTTTTAACAAGTAATAAAATTAATTTTATAAAAAAAATATTGTCAGGTGAATTTATAATGTATGAATTTACTTCATATTGTGATAAGGATATAATATATTATTTATATATTTATGATATTTATGTTATATTTGAATATGAGGATAGTAACTTTTTTACTTATCCTGGTTCGTACACTATAGATATTATAGATGGTTTTTGGAAAAATATGAGTAGTCAAAATAAAAATTTAATTTTTAATTTAGTTTTAAATAATTATAATAATCCTATAAAGTATATTCAAAAACGAAAATTAATTAATAAATCAGAAAGCGACGATAGCTGGTGGGACGATGATGGGTCACTACTGATGGATTTGTACGCTGAGAGGGGTGATAATAAGTGATTTCAAATTTAAAAAAGTGTAAATCTTCACCCGTATAAATTATTTTTATACGTAAGTTATTTTATACTTAAGTTTTTAGTATTTTTGAAAATTTAAAATCGGCGTTTGAAATGTCCAAAGGTGTAAAATTATTTAGATAAAAATTTAATACGTGTAATCAATAATGACATATATTAAGAATAATAAAACTTATAAAAATATTTAAAATCTAACAATATAATATATGGCAAAACGTTATACTAAACGCAGAAAACATAAAAGACACCGTAGCAGAAACATGAAAGGCGGGGATTTCACACAACAACAGTTGCAACAGTTGCAAAATAATCAATTTACACAATATCAAATTCAAAGCTTAACAGATTTAGGCATTTCATTTAATGAGGTTATGCAAAAAATAAATACTATAAGAAATCAACCTGGTTTTTCAGGAAATCAGGATGATGTCACTGAACAAGTATTGGTTGAGTTATTAAATGAATATATTTTTGAGAATCCAAATGCACAGCATTTAGATGATATTCCTCACGCTAATGATGACCAACATGTTTTAGACATGGACCAATCATTTGGTTCTCAAGATTCTATGCATTTATCTGATTTAGATACGTCCCAAGGTTCATTGCATTTATCTGATTTAGATAACAGTAGAATGTCTGGATTTACATCAGAGGAATCAAATGATGAATATGGTGGAAAAAGACGTGTTAAATCTACTAAAAAAAGACGCGGTAAAAAATCAAGAAAAACCCGTAAACAACGCGGTGGTATGTGTTTTGGTAATGGAGTAGGAGCTAATACTTATGACCCTAATTATTCAATTTACAATACTAATATGTTGAATCTTTTTCCTTATAGAACAAATTAATTTATAATTTACACCCTTGAAGATTTACAACAGCACCTTTTGATAAATAAAAAAATTGATTTAATATTATTATCATTTATTATAATAATAATAATAATAATAATAATAATAATAATAATGGATTTTCAAACTTATAGTCAATTTCTAAATTATATTGAAAGTAATTATGATGAAGAACAACAAATAATTATAGAAAGTTTTATATCATATTACATAAATAAGTATAGAAAAATTGGAAAATACAATTGTAAAGACATATATTATGATGATTTACACCTTTGGACATTTAAAACGCCGATTATTTATAAAAAAAATTGAAAAAATATAAATAAAATTTGTAAATTAAAATAATTTTGAAATGAATGTATCTCGCAATAATGGATTTTGGAATATGGTAAGTGTTTTAAATGAAGACACAGAATACCCCTCTAATATGGGACAAAAATGGAGTGATGAGGAAGAAATATTATTATTAGATGAACTTAATAATAATATTGATATTGAAATAATAGCACAAAAACATGGTAGAACAATTGGAGGCATAAATTCACGACGCCGAGAAATAGCATATAAAATGTATTTAAAAAATGTCTCTATTGAAGAAATAATTAGACAAACTAAATTAGATAATAATTATATTGAAGAAATAATAAAAAAAAACAAAATAAAAAT